ATGTATTTCTATCTAAAAGAACCAGCAGGGGACAAAGATACGATTATTATTATTCAGTATTACATTAAGGACGAAAAAAAAATATTCAAATACTCTACGGGGGAGGTGATTAATCCGAGTGATTGGGACTTCTCGGCTCGTATGCCCAAGACACGGAAGGGGGCGGAGGGGGTGAGGCTGAGGAAGATTACTACCTATATTATGCAGTACCATGATTTTCTTATCACACTTATAGATAATCTTAAACTCAATGGGGAGAAGGTGAGTCGAGAGAAGTTGAAGATGGAGTTCGATAGACACTTTAAGCCTGATAGGGTGTCACAAGAGTTTGAGTACTTAACTGATTTTGTAGATGATTTTCTATCAAATATCAAGGGGGCTATTAATAAAAATACAGGTAAGGGGTATAAAGATAATAGTATAAGTACGTATTCTAATGTAAGAAATGTGTTAAAAGAGTTCGAATATAAAAACAAAATAAGGGTTCGTGTAATAGATTATAATAAAGAGATGAATGATAAATTCATTGATTATTGCATACATAAGAGAGGTAATGGGCTTAACTCTGTAGGTAGCTATATACAAGTAATAAAGGTTTTTTTGAAAAGGGCCAAAGATAAGGGCTATAAGGTTAGTGATGATATTGCAGATCTTACAGTAACAAGGACAAGGAGCATATCGGTAGCTATATCTGAGGAGGATATAGATAGGTTGTTCAACTTTGATTTTTCAAACAACAAAATACTTGAGAATGCAAGAGATTTGATGATATTAGGACTTTGGACAGGATTACGAATATCTGACTTTATGAATTTACCTGTTATTGATCCTGATAGTAAATTCATAGAGGTAGAGCCCAAAAAGACGAGTAATTCATCAGGTATAAAGGTGATTATCCCATTACATCATCACATCAAGGAAATGATACGTAGAAGAGGAATGCCGACTCCATTAACTGATCAGTATTTTAACAAATTAATCAAAGAGGTTGGTAAGGAGGTAGGTTTTACTGATAAAATGGAAGGAGACTTGATGAACCCAAAAACGAAACGGAAGGAGCGAGGTGTATATGAAAAGTGGCAGCTGATTAGCTCTCATACATGTAGGAGGAGCTTTGCGACGAACTTATATCTGATGAATTTTCCAACGCTCTCAATAATGAAGATCACAGGACACACTACAGAGGCGAGCTTTCTGAAGTACATCAAGGTGACTCCGAAAGAGCATGCAGAGAAGTTATTAGCACACTGGGAGGCGTATTATGGGGGTAAAAAATAACAGATAAGATAAAGCAAAGGAGGTTTTAGACCTCCTTTTTTTGTTGGTCATTGGTTTCATATTGTTCCTTGAGTTGCAGGGTATCATATTCTTTGCGGACGAGGTGCTCTATTAGGTTTGCCTGGGACATGCCTTTTTTCTCAGATAACTCCTTGAGAATAGCCATGAACTCCTCGGAGGCTCTCAATTGAAAGACTTTTGTTTTTATACGTGCCATATTGTTTTTTTTGCAAAGATACATATATATTTTAATGTATGTATATATGTAATTACATTTAACATTGCAAACAGAAAGATTTATGTGTTTATTAACTTTGTGTAATTACAAAAATAATTACCTTTGCACTGTCAAAAGATAAGAAATAACATTAAAACTAAAAACAATGGATACAGTACAAACATGGACAAAGGCTTTGAAAGCAAAAGCCCGCAAGGAGTTGTTAGAGATTTACAACTGCTATGAACCTAAAAAGGTGAAGTTTATCAAAAATGTAATCTTTCTTCCTAATGGAAGAGCACGAAAGATAGGTTACCAGCACGATTATTCTTACTGGGCATGGTAACACCTCAAAGACCTAAGCAAGTCTAAAAACTGCTTTCAAAATCTAAATTTTGCATTATCAAAACGAAATAAGAATATTAATCATTAAATAATATAAAGATGAAAGAGTCTATCAAAAAACAAGAACCTCAAATATTTTTTGAATGGTGTTATAACAATTATGAAGTACATACCAAGTTAGAACTCAAGGGGCGTAGTATAAAGAAATCAGAATATACAGAAGGTATCTACTTCGTAACACCAAAAGCACTCGAAAAACTTGAAGCAAAATACACTTGTACCTGTTACGATGTTCATTCATTAAATAACTAACAAAAAGCCCTGAGCAAGGCGCAAAAAGGCTCTATTTTTTTTAGTATTAACATTAAATACCTATATCAAAATGAAAAAAGAAAAAGAATATGCGTGTGAAAATCTGTTGTTTGATTACTTAGTGATTATTATAAAAAATTCTATGAGATTGAAAATTGTGAAATAAGTGGAGCTGAGTTATATTCCTCAACTGATGATAGATTGGAGTATAATGTAAAATGGGAACGAGAAGATGGGAGTATGGCAGATTATGAAGAAAAAGAATATAATTTCCATTGGTTACCGGTAGTACATTTTGTTTATGAAAAATTTAAATCTGAAATACAAACACTAAAAGACGAAATACAAGCACTTAAAGAACAAATTAATAATTAAATCAATCAACTATGATACCAACTATAACACCTCAATTAAATCTAACAAATAACATTGCTAATAAGTACAATATCAGTACTATGTATGATTGTGATGGCAAATGCTATAAGACTGCTGTAACAGATATAACAAGCACTGATACTCTATTCGAGCAAACCACCACCAGCTATAGAATGGCACAAGGTAACCATCAGAGAGCTGTAGAAGCCTATGTAAATAAAGCAAACCAAATAGGGGCGCAAATCATCTATCAGTACTCTTATGGCTGTTATGCTGTACGTACTACTTTGCCTCTCAAGGGGCGTGGCATAACTAAATCAGAGCAAACAGAGGGGCTATATTATGCCACTGAAAAAGCCCTTGAAAGACTAAAAACAAAATATAAATGCGCTCCTAATATAGACCCCTACTAATAGTTAATTTCTTTAAGAGAAAGTTTAACACTATTAGATGTAAAAATTTCCTTGAAAAAGTTTGTATAATTAAAACTTTTATTGTACCTTTGCAGTGTCAAAATAAGACAAACAAGTTCATTTAACATTTATTCCTGATGAGCCGACAGGGGAAATAAACGGCGCAATGTCTATGAAAAATAGATTTACAGCAATTAAAGAGATTGCAGAGGCTAATCCTTATGGATTTACAATTTCAATCATTGACTTTCAAACTCCTAAAAAAGGGTATTGTGTAGCAATGAGATTAACTCAAGATAGCTTCGGAGACGAGGGGCTTAAAAGAGTGATAGAAATTGCAGAACAAAGCACCTTTACCGTGGGAGGGTGGTTTGACGAGCGAGACAATCGGTATTATTATGATTGTGTAATGATAGTGAATGACTTGCAAGAAGCCTTAAAGATAGGGCGGGCTAATGAGCAATTAGCTATTTATTCTCTTGATGAGAATAAGGAAATTAGGCTTTAACACAAGGGGAGGCAACTCCTCCCCTTTTTAAATTTAAAACGATGGAAAATATTATTAAGAACTTACACAAGTTAAAGGGATTGTTATCTGAAGAGCAATTGGAGAGATTGGAGGAGTCCGCAATATTACATCGGAGATACTCTCGTATCTTCTTTAAAATATTGGAGATAAACATGGATGATAAGATATTGAATGTACAGATAAGCCAGGAGAAAAGCCCCTCGGACAACTATGCAGACGGTAAAAGAATGGTTGATATAGTTGAAGAGACATTCAGACCGTATTTTGAAGGGTGGCAGATAAGGAAGGTTACTTATCCATATATACAATCCCCCGCAGAGGAGGTTACTCCAGAATGGATACAGGAACGAATGAATAGGTATAAGATAGGGAATAAGCAATTGGTAACAGACTTAGGTATTGCAAAGGCGGAGATCTCAGCTCTCATTAACGGACATAGAGAGATGGGGATAAGGACAAAAGGGCTTTTTTACTACTATTTTAAGTATAAGGAAGCAACTTTTAATTAAGAAAAATTTAACTATACATTCTTCAAAAAAGCATGCTAAAAGTTTGTATATTTAAAACTTTATTTGTAATTTTGTAGTGTCAAAAAGAAAGAAGTATAACAAATAAAAATTAAATTATCATGAAAAAGTTTAGTATCAAGAATGATGTTATTAATCAAGAATGGGTTAAGGCTAACTTAGACCGAAGAGATTATGAAGTAAAAGGAGATGAGATCATCATTACTTACTTTGAAGATTTTCAGAAGGATGACATTCTGAAGGCTATAACAGAGAGAACCTATGATGTAGTCTTTAATGATGATAGTAGTAGTAATAGTAAAGGATTTGATAGCACCTTTGATTATTGTAAGAATTACATATTAGCATTCAATGGGAGTAATCATAGCTACTTTGCCGACTATAAGGGAGGCATTGTGCAGGTAGTGTGTAACGAGACAGGAGAGGTGATGTATGAAGAGGAAGTAAGATAGGAAAGTAACAATAAAACAGAAAAGCGTACCATGGTAAGTGGTACGCTTTTTCTTTTTAAGGCAAATTAATAACCAAACAGAGCAACCTTCCTAAAATTACATCTTTAGATTAATAACAGTGCAAAGGTAACAAATATCCTTATATAATAGTGCTAATTATTGTTAGCACTATTATAGTCAAGCATTATGTAACTTTGTAGCATGGAATTGAAGTTTAGTACATATAACGAAAAAGGTGATGTTAGCCGTGTAGATAGTGAGAAAGGCATTATCTATGGGGTGGCATTGGCTAATATGGGGTTGAACAAGAATGGTTACTACTTCTCAGAGCGGTTCCTTGGTGAGTTGAAAGACTTTGGTAACAAGAAGGGAGAGATAAAGGCTCGGTTTGAGCACCCCTCTTTTACTGGCGGTTCGTTTGGCTCTTTCATTGGAAAGTACAAGAATTTCAATGTAACAGCGGGTCGGTTAGTTGGTGATCTGTACCTTGCTGAGATAGCAAGAAAAACAGAGGTAACGGGGAGAGGTATTAGCTTGTTTGACTATGTTATTGGAATGGCTCATGAGTGTCCAGAGATGTTTGGAAACTCCATATACGTGGAAGCTGATATTGTAGATGAAATCTACAAGAAGGAAGGCAAAGAGCTTGTAGGTATGGGGTTGAAACTCATAGACTGGATAGCCTCTGATTTGGTAGATGACCCAGCAGCCACGAATGGGCTTTTTTTCAATAGACAACCTAATAATAATAAAAACAAATTGCATATGAATAAAATTGTTAAGGAGCTTTTTGCTTTTATGACAGACTTTAAAAAGAAAGTCAGTGAAGCGAAAGTATTTGATGTAGATTTAACCTTAGCCAATGGAGATATTATCACCGTGGTTACAGAGGGAGAAAGTCCAGCGGTGGGCGATGAAGTGAAGAAGAAGACTTCGGAGGGTCAGAGCGATGAGAGCGCTTTGTCGGATGGGGAATATCTTTTGAAAGATGAAAGCACCCTTGTAGTAGAGGGCGGACGGATTAAGGAGATTCGAGAGAAAAAGCAACAGGAAGAGCCTGTAAAGGTAGACGAGGAGTTTGCCAAGACAGTAACAGACTGCTTGAAGGCGGTAATGGATAAGGTAGAGGGTATCTCTAAGGAGTTTGAGCGAATGAAGAAGACAGGGAGTAGCTTTTCTTCAGAAGATCCAAGGGGTAGAAGTCAGGAGCCTGCCAATGGTAGCAAGAGACGCTCTTTTGAAGAGTTGAAAGAATTATATGACAAATTGAAGTAAGAAAGGAGGAAAAGAATATGGCAACAGCAATAAAAGACTTTATTAAAGAGCCAGCGAGGGTCAAAGAGTACATCAGGGACGTTAAGAACTTGTTGGAGGATCGCTCGTTGGGATTAGCCGGTATTAAAGAGGCTATGACAGTAGTAGAGAATGTAACAAAGGAGACTGAGTTCGGCTACTACGGACACACAGAAGGGGTTACTCGCAAGGATACAGGTTGTGGTATGGCAGCAGTGCCTTTTAGCATTCCTGTACGTACTGGGTGGTGGGATCCTAAGGCATTGAGGGTTACCATTAAGCAGTGTTATGCAGACTTTGAAAAGACGATCCTGCAATGGTGCAGTGTGAATGGGATTGATAAGCTCCATATAGAAGACGATCAATTCGTTATGTTTATCGCTAAACAGTTGGAAAAGACCATCAATGCAGACTTTAATAAGTTTGCTTTCTTTGGCGATACTCAAGCGAGCAATGTAGGTTCAGGTTCAGGGAATGAGTTATTGACCACAGGGGTGGCAAAGGAGAACTACAATGTATTGAATGGGCTATTTGCCTCCTTTCAATCATTTATCACCTCTGACCCGAGCAAGCGGGTAACTATCACAGAGAACGCACAAACAACTTTTGCAGCTCAAAAAGCGTTGGCTCGTGATACAGCATTTAAGGCATGTACGGAGCTATTGGATAAGGCAGACGGTTTAACCTTTGCAGATGGTTCAGAGCCTATCTTCCTAATGACATACTCTATGGCAAAGAATTTGTCCCGTTATCTTAGAAGTGAGTACAAGAATGAGGAGACACTCACTAAGATGGAGAGTGGTTATGAGACGATAACCTTTGAGGGCTTTAAGGTGGTTACACACCGCTGGTTTGACCACATCATACAAAGGGACTTCTCCAATGGTACGAAGTGGCACAATCCTCATCGTATTATTCTGCTTGACAAATCAGAATGTCAGTTAGGTGTGGATAGCTTGGGTTCATTGAGTAATCTTGATATAGAGTACATCGGAGGAGATGATGAGCATGTATATATCAAGGCCGCTTACAGAATGGACTTTCAAAGGGTAATGCCAACCACTGGCGCAATGGCAATCTAAATAGTGACTAGTGACAAGTGACTAATGACAAGTGACTAATTAATAAATTAAAAAAAATGGCACAATGTATTAATAAGATAGCTAAGGACTTCGGCTTTGATTGTGATGACACGATTAAAGGAGTGGAATTGAGCTTGTTGCTCTTTAACCGAGACGATATAGACTTGGCAGCTACTGTGGTAGAAGGCAATCGTATCAAATCCTTGGTACTGAAGACAGGAAAGACAGCTTACAAGGTGGAATATGCCAAGGAGAGCCATATATCAGTGAGCACCAAGCCTGAAATATCTGATGATGATTTCAATGGCCACAAGCATGCCTTGGTTCTTAATCTGTATGGGAAGAGTCAGGAGGATTACGACCAAATAGATAAGATCGTAGCAGGGGCATCAGTAGTGGCAGTAGTGCAAAATAAAACTAAATCATTGGAAAATACCTTTGATGTGTATGGTTTCTATATTGGTTTAGAGGCTACAGAGGGTGAAGGACGTACGAATGGGGGTGTATATAAGCTCACATTGGGAACTCCGAACAATCAGAAGGAGCCGAAGACAGCGCTAAGGTGGTTGGATACTGACTATGCTACTACTAAGGGCAAATTTGACAACAAATTAGCGTAAAAATTAATGACTAATGATTAATTATCAATGACTGACTTTACAGAAGAAAAATTGAATAACTTGTTGGAAGGAGGTTATGCAAAGGCGGTGGGAGAGGATAAAGAGACTTTCATCGCCTTTTATGCTTATCTTTTCAATGATAACGCCCCTTGTGCAAGTTGCCCACAGAAATTAGTAGGCTACTGGGATAAGTTGGCACGAGAGGGAATGAGTAGATTTACAACAATTCAAAAAAAAACAGCAGAAATGGCAAAGAAAAAATCAAAAAACACAGATAGCACCCTACAAGAGGGAGCGTTCAGATTAAGAGGGGATATACACTCCCTCGCTATGGACTTTGGTAGTAGTGAGTTATTCAATAATGATACATTGACTAATGATGTAGCCTTGAGGTATTTGTCTATTAACCCTAATAGAATTGCGAATTTCGAGAAATACCCAAAGGGATGGGAGCAATTGGTTCAGGAGTATGCTAATGCAGAACAAGGCGGAGAAATAGAGGAGGAAGAAACAGAGCAAGGCGGAGAAACAGAGGACATAACTCAATAATTAGAGAGCAATGGCAAAGGTTACAGCAGTGGAGCTACATAGAGAGAGTAGAAGAACGGAGAGCAATAAGTACAAGGGCTATCCGTTCTTGGCCAATGGAGAGAAGAACGACTACCCGACAATGATTGAATTGTTGGTAGGCGGTTCAGCTACAGCGCGGGCTTGTGCTGGAGTGATAGCGGACTTTATCTATGGGAAAGGGTTCGCCCTGGAGGCCATGGCTCGTGCTGATGCTAAGCAGCGACGAGAGCGATTCAGGAAGGATACGCTGTATATCAATGATAGGATGGAGACACCGAATGACTTATTGAAGAAGGTAGCCAGGAGTATCTCTTATCATAAGGGGGCATTCTTGCATGTGAATTATAATCAGTTGTATCAAAAGACAAGCGTGCAGGTACTCCCTTATCGCTATTGCCGATTGGGTGCAAAGGACAGCAACAATTACCGAGGAAAGGTACTGATATATAACAACTGGGATAGCTTACAGGACAAGAAAGAAATAGACAAGCAGGTAACGGCAATAGACATGTATGACCCCCGTCCTGAGGTAATACAGGCACAGGTAGTGCGAGCAGGAGGCTGGGAGCACTACAAGGGGCAAGTGTATTTCTTGAACCTTGATAGAAATGATAGTTATCCTTTGGCTTGGGCTGATGTAGTGCTGTTGGATTGTGAGAGTGAGATGTTATCGGCTAAATACACAAGGAACGGCTTTAAGAAAGGGTTCTTTGGGACGTATGCCTTTGTCACCTCTCCTATGGGGAGCGATGAGGAACGGGAGGAGTTTAGAGATAACTTGAGGCGCTCGATAGGGGTTGAGGCGGAGCAGAGTGTATTCCATTTTGAATTAGAGGTCAGAGGGGATAAGCTGGAGGAGCAGGTATTGGTTAAACCTATAGAGAGTAATGTAAAAGCTGATTTGTTTGAATATGCAGACAAGAAGACCGCTAATAACATTAGAAAGACGTATGGGAATATCCCACCGGTACTGATTGATTATGTAGAGGGCAAGCTGGGTAACACATCAGGGGAAAGCCTTAAGGAAGCACGTATATTCATGCAGGAGCAGATGCAGGAGGAGCGGCAGGACGTACAAGAGCTATTTGAAGAGTTGTTTGATAACTTTGTAATACCTATCTCTAATAATGGGCTTTTTGATATAATGACCAATTACTAAGGACAAATGAGAATACTAATAGATAAGGCAAGTGTAGGTAAGTACTTGAGTGTATCTGCATTCAGGAAGGTAGAAGACTTTGAGAGGTATGCAAGGGAAGCACAGGCGTTTGACCTCAAGCCTTTGGTATGTGAGGACTTCTATCAGGACATGGTAAGTGAGACCCCACAGCGGGATTATGCCTTGTTGTTGGAAGGTGGTAGCTACACACATGAGGGGAGAAAGTATGAGTTTGCTGGCTTAAAGGCAGTGCTGGCATACTTTGCCTATGCGAGGTATATCTTTACAGGGCATCAGATAGATACCCCTTATGGGGTGAGAAGTAAGGTATATCAGGACGGTGAGGGTGTTAGTCAGTCAGAGCGGAGAGATTTGCGGGGGCTGTATGTACAGAATGCGAATGAGTTGTGGGAGGACTGCAAGCGATACATTGAGCGGCATAAGGGGCAATTTCCTGAGTGGGGGCGATGTCAGGAGGGTAGGTGTGGAGAGCAGGAGCAGAGAGGCAGAGTAAGGATAACACTTATTTAGTGACAAGTGACTAATGACAAGAGACAAACTACTAATGATTAATAGAGATGCAATGTATAAGGGGACTTAGTGAAGGGATAGGCTTTGATTGTGGGTACATCCCATTGAAGGGGATCTATAATCAGGTAGTGCTGATTAACTTCACAGACATAGATAGGGCAAAAATAACACGGAACGGGGTGCTCTTACATAATTTCCAACTCAAGGAGAAGAAAAGGGGCTATATGGTGGATGGCTATAGACAGCACTTCACGGGGAGGGAGCGATATACAGCTAATAGATATACTCATGAATTGGACTTGCGAGTGTATGATTTCTCTAAGAAGTATATGGACTTATTGGAGGAGTTGCAGAGAGGTACATTTGTGGCAGTAGTACAGACGAATGAGCATTCCTTTAACAAATCAGGGTTTGAGGTATTAGGTTATGATGCGGGGTTAAAACTAACCAGCCTTACAAGGGACTATAAGGAGAATATGATAAGATTTACATTGGGCAGTGAGGTGAAGGAGGTTAGGGTATGTTACTATATCAATGATTTAGATTGGGCAACTACAAAGAGAGCCTTTGACAGGGCCTTTGCAAGGGATAACACCTTCAGAATATTTGACGACACATTTGACAACACATTTGAATAGACTATGACAGCGATAGACAATATAATCAATCAGATAGAGGGAGAGACACAGAATAGGGGTAATACAAAGACACGAGTAGCGGCGGTGCTTAGGTTGCTCAGAGATAAGATAGTGGGTTTGTTTTCCACAAAGTTAGACAAAGGGAGTTATACGGGTACGGCTGATGACTTGCGCACCTCCATAGATAGGAAGGTGGATAAAGTGCCTGGAAAGGTACTCTCGACAAATGACTTTACCAATGAGCTACGAGCGAAGCTGGAAGGCTTGCGGAATGTAGATATATCCGGCTTGCTCCCTAAGGGCGGCTATACGGGGACGGCACAGAACTTGAAGGAGCTGATCGATAACATCATGCGGATCCTGCAAAGTCCAGATACAGAGCTGGACGAGCTGCGGGAGATTGTGGCCTATATCAAGCAAAATAAGCGTGTTCTTGATACCCTTGGCATTAGCAATATAGCAGGCCTACAGGATGCGCTGAATGGGAAGGCTCCTACAGACCATCATCATGATGATAGGTACTCCCGATTGGGGCATACCCACCCTGAGTATGCCTATCGCACACATAGGCACCATTGGGACGATATCGATGGGAAGCCAGCATTTAATTATTTACCTTTAATAGGTGGTAATGATAGCAATGATAAGGTTGTTTTAGCTGGTGGTGGAGTGAAGCAT